GTGTTAGTTTACACTAAAAAGAGGACAAAAGCAACCAGTTTTGGTAAATTGAACGGGGTTATATACTAAGTTATTGATTCTAATGCATCTAACATTTCTAAAACTTTGTTAATTGCATCATCATTGCGGCCTGCTTTTAAAGAACTCACAATACTTGTTATATACTGCTCGTAATGAGAATCCCAATATTCTTCAGTAAAAGTAGGATCTGCCTGTAATCGTTCTATCAATTTTGCCGATCTGGCATAGTAGTCGACAACTTTACGTGGATCGCTTACTGCTCTAAAGTTTTGTAGTAGTGCTATATCTTCCGGTGTACCGTTACGCAAAATAGCACTATAAACTAAACAATTGTGTGAATAACTTAACATGAAATATCCTTATTTGATTCCTGCTAGTAACCAGAATACACCAAAGGTTGCCCATAGTATATATCCAACCGCAGGATTGGTACTTGGTTTATTTGATTTACTAAATTTACCAATTAGTCGACTAATAAATCTACCTGTTTTCATTATTATTCTACCAGCACGATTATCTTGTTCTTCTGCCCCCATTACATAAGCCATATGATGCGCCCATGGTGTTGCAATACGTAGAGTCCATCGTGTTACTAATTCTTGTTGATGTTGTTTACGTTGTGCATCATCTTTGATCCAAGGCATAATATTTGGACCTGCACCTTCTAACCATGCAACCACTGTGCTTGCCCATTTTAGATATCCATAATAGGAATCAGGATCTGTTGCACGTAAGTATTTTCCAAACTTTTCGTCGGCCTCGTATATAGTGTCCGATAGGTAACCTAGTTCGTGTAGCTTTGTACAGATAATACTTCCGCCACCACCACCACTGCCGAGACCAACCAATCCGCCAATGTCACTAATAACCGGAATCCAACTACCACCTCCACCACCACCTCCGCCGCCACCTGCATTGTATCCAGGGTAAGAAGTTAATACTGTGGTTACATCACCGACGTTTGTAAAACCTGTAAATTGGTGTGTTTGACTACCATTTTGAATTCCTTCCAAATTGGTATATCTATCTGCACCTATGCTCGATTCAGCATAGTAATACATAGAGTAGGCCAAACTAATTAATGTTGTATCAAAATATCCATCACCTGTATTTTGATTTGTTGGCATTAATGTAACAGTTAAGTTCCCACTACCATCATCGGTAATAGCAAACATACTGCCAGAGCTAGCATCACTACTATTACCAAAGTATGCACTCCATCTATTTCCGTTAACTGCTCCAACATCTTTAACAGCATAAGGAGCATTGTATAATGTACGAACATTTCCGTCTGTCGGGATCGGAATACGATACGCTTCTTGCCAATATACGTAGGCACTACTAACAACATCCAATGTAGACCAATAACTTATGCCAGTGCCTGGATTAAAAATATTTAAACCAATACCACCCGGGTTACCATTTTGACTCGACCCCGCATTGTACATATGTATTGTTACAGTATGAGATCCTGCTGACAAATAAAAAGTATCGCTTAGGCTACTGGAGTAAAGATCAGGACCAACCTGGCCTAAAATTGTCTGACCGTCTATATCAAAGTATCCATAGTTGTCAACACTAAACTGATATCTGTAGGTACCTGAATACGGAGCAGTGAATGTATAAGAACGTACTAACCAACATTCGTTTGGATAGTTGTAATTGGTATCGACCCACACACCGTATTGTTGTAGGAAGGCTCCCCATGGACTGCCGAATCCAGTTTTTGCTAACACACACTGTAAAGTAGGATCTATGCCAGTACTATATTTTGGTGCACCACTTTGATTCAAATAACTTACATTAACATAACTACTACCGCCACCGTCTAATGCTGGACTGCCATCTGCGCCCATGCCGATGCCAATGGTTAAGTATCTATTCCCTGTAATGATGTCGTAGCTCATGCCAACAACAGAATTGTTATGTCCTAATGCACTTACCCAATCGCCTAAGTGACTACTTTGGGGGATTTCATTTACATAGGTAATTGTAGCGGTGTGTGTTATATGATTAACAGTTACGCTAACTGTAGCACTATATGTTCCTTGCGGGTGACCTATAGGATTAAACTTAAGAACTGGGCCAGTTAATGGTTGTGGTGTTTGTAAAGAGAACCCAGGACTGGCACTAGTAATTACAGCAGAGTATGTTTTGAATACTCCATTAATAGAATTGATTGTTAACTGTTGTGAATATGTTCTGCTAACTGTAATTGTAGTGTTAAGTGTGCTAGGACTTAATGTAAAGTCATAAGGTTTGTATTGTAAAGTAACTGTTGTTGGAATGGTGCTAGGTCCAGCTTCCATATCGCCCGCAACTGTTACTAGGTTAAGGAATCTTCCTGCAATGTTTCCACTGTAGGTTAAGTTTACTGTTGCCACTGATCCACTGTTAATTGCTAAAGGAAATACATGTGGATCAACAGTTAATTCCAGTCCTCCAGAATTACTAGCGGTGATGTTGCTAATGTTAGTAACCGTATTGCCAGTATTAGTAATTGTTAACACCTGCGTTGCTAATGTACTCGAAGTATATCCACTGAAGCTCATTGAGCTCGGACTTAAACTAATTGCCGGACGTGCTCTAAATTCATTGAAGCCTTGTCCACCTGCTAAGTCTAATACGGTAACTACGTCAGGACGTCGTGCCGCATATCCGTGCGGCTCTGGTCCTACTCCACCTATAGAATAATATTCATATACTGTGCTGAATATGTTTAAATCTATTGTGCGTAAACTGTTGGTAATAAATTTTACACTAATATCTAACTGTTCGTAATTAGTTTTAGTATAAACAATCTGCACACTCTCTGCTAGATAACTTGCGGCTGTAACTGTTTTGCTTGCGCCCGATGCCAGTGCTGTCCAATCTGCCAAGTTAAACTGATATGGTGTCGACATTAAATTAACTTCTGCATCAACAATAAGTTGACGCCAAATATTATTATCCTCTAAGTCTGCACCACCTGCACTATCTAAGTGAACTCTGAAGTATCCACCAAGGGCAAAGAATCCTTCTGCATCTGTGCTTGTAATCCATGCGTACTTAACATCGTGCTCCATCGGAGCATTCCATGTATCTAAACGACCGCTTGTACTGTTAAATGTACTATTACCAATTTGCGATAAAGAGATTGTACCACTATTAATATATGCCTGATTAGCACAATCGATTAAACTGTTAACAAATGTAGCAGATACTATTCCATACAATTGAGGGGAATTGGTAACAATTGCTTGATTTGTTTGATGAATGATACACTGGTTAATATCAGTATGTAGGTTTCCCCAATTAACTGCAGAAATTTGCGTAGAGGTTGAAACTGCATGGCTATTATATCCCTTGTAATCGTAGAACCCAGGACCCACAATCCTAAAAACCTGATCTTGAATTTCGTTGAACTTGGCCGCCGTTATAAGGTCTGTGGTAGTTACGGTTGAAATATTTCCTAGCATATCTAGAGGTTTCCTTGCTTTAATTCATATTTAGCCGTAATCTAACATCTAGAGAATATGTATGTTTAAATATACGTATATAACGATTATGACAACATACAAACATTCCGGAGCCACTGGCGACCTAATATACAGCTTACCTTTTGTAAAACATACAGGAGGTGGTGTATTTTATCTACACCTTAACCAGATGGATTGGATTGGGCAACATTATTACGGTAGTCCGCCGGCTCCATTTCATAAAGGTCGCTTAACAGAAGCAGACTTTGAATATATGAAAGACTTTATGTTAGCCCAAGAATATATTACTAGTTTTGAGAAATACGATCCAAAACAAGAAATTAAATACAACCTTGATCGTTTTCGTCCATTGTTTGTCGGACATCCCGGGAACTATATTGATATCTATAGCAATGCTTTTAAAATACATGATCCAGCAGAGCAAGCAGAAATTAGACTTACACCCTGGCTAACAGTTCCTTCTCCTGTAATTATTGACGGTCGTACTATTGTAATTAATCGCACCCAAAGATGGCTACCTACAACACTTAGCCCGCAATGGCAAGCATGGAAAGATCAGGGTATAGAGGACAAAGCTGTGTTTGTTGGGTTACCCGAAGAGTATGTGGCTTTTAAACAACAGATAGGACTGGACATTCCATACCAGCCTACTGCAACTATGTTAGAACTTGCTATGATTATTGCAGGAGCAGAAGCATTTATTGGCAACCAAAGTCAGTGCTTGGCTCTAGCTATAGGTATAGGTATTCCGTTTGCATGTGAAGCACGTCAGGACTTACCTATTGAGCGTAACGAGTGCTTTTTTGGTGATAACCCACGTGGTAATTACTTCTAAGGTTGACAAACTGGTAAAACTCTGTTATACTATGTATATACAATAAAGAAAGCGAGTTACATTATGAACAAATATGCAATTTGGGCCCGTGTTAACCAACTTCAAACAGTAAACACCTTTGTTTGGGCAGACAATGATGCCCAAGCTAAAATGATTGCTGAAGCACAATTTGGTGTTGGCAATATTCTTAACTACACATTAGCGAATGACTAAAAGACTTGGAATTATACAATCAAGAGGACTGGGCGATTTAATTATTGCTTTACCTATAGCAAAGTGGTATGCGGATAGAGACTGGGAAATTTACTGGCCCATATGCGAACAGTTCTACCCTAGCATGAAAGACTCAGCACCCTGGGTTAAATGGATACCTATCCCTATAGATCCTGTAGGTCATTTCTTTTATGACGTACCTATGGAACGTCTTAAGAACTTTAAGTGCGACGAAATAGTATGTTTGTATCAGGCCTTAACTGGGCACCCGGAGTTATCTGATGAAAAGTATTTCCAGTATACCAAGTTCGACCAGTACAAGTATATTAAGATGGGTGTACCTTTTATGGAAAAATGGAACCTAGCACCTTGCATTACCCGTAACCCAGAGCGTGAGCAAGCCTTGTACGATCGGGTAGTTACCACCCCTAACTATGCTGTATTACATTTAAAGGGTAGTGATGCCCAGGTAGATATCGACCGTAGTATTATACCCACAGACTGGCAACAAATTGAGATAACTGAACAGACTGATTGTATTTTTGACTGGCTCAAAGTTATCGAGGGTGCCCAAAGTCTTATTATGATTGACAGCGTGTACTCTAATCTTGTAGACCAATTAGGTATAGGTGAGGATCATTACTTTATTCAACGTAGCCACATAGGGCTTACCCCTGTACAAAACCTACCCTGGACTTGGCTCTAATAAATAGTTCAACAAGGATATAACAATCATGATGACCGAAACAACACCAGCAACCGGCGTAGAAGGCCAATTAATCTATACAGCTATGGGTACCTATATGTTCAGGGTATACGATGGGCTAGGAGGATTTCAGGACTTTAATATCATGCACTGTGATTTATCAGTAACCATTACCGAGAAGGATGCTAGCTTTTACCCAGAGTCAATGGTATTAGATCATAGTCCAGAGACTTTAGGACTGCCTAACTCTTAAGTCCACATTAACCCTATTAGGGTATAAAGTTTGGGTAGCATCATTATTCGTTGCATGTGCAAATACCCGCCCGAAACATCATTATCGTATTTCCACATAAACACAGGCTGAGTTTCTAGTATCCAATTCATTACTTCTGTATCTACGTCTACAGTATAAAAGTAGCCATGCTGGTTATCGCTAACCAAATTAAATCTAGGATTGTTGCGTTTGCGACGTTTACTTTTTAGGTATGGTTCGGGGTTATTAGGGTTAAATTGAGAAGTCATAGGGTCCTGTGTTGGTCGATCCAAAGTTGTGCGTCACTGTTATCTGCTATATAAAATAACATAGTAGATTCTCTTTCAGACATCTTTCTAGACACAGCAGGAAAGTAATTAATAAAAGCCTGCCCCAATCTGTAGTCTGGATTACGTAGGCTTTCCATAATATAATACTTTTCAAAATCTCTATATTCGTCTTTAGTTATTTTCATTGTGCGTATTTTAGGGTAAAGATTAACCCGGCTTTTTCATTGTAAAAGGAAAACCGAGTGTAGGGCTGTTCATGCATATCATAACACCCGTCTTCTCCGTAGGTAACTGGCATATAGGCAAAGTCGAAGTCTACCCCTGTTTGCATACCCTGAGCTCTAAGTTCTCTAACAATATCTAACATTTCTCCGGGGGTATGCCCTTCTAGTTTAAATTCAATCATTAGGTAGCAATTTCATGACCATTCTAGTAAAAATAGCATGGCCATTTTTTCATCTGGGAACCGCATATAATGCGGTTGAGTAGTAGGACGAATCATTTTAGCATTGTACTTACGCATAATACGATCAACAGCGTTATTGTATTCATCCCACTCAAGGTCGTCGTCTATACTATCAACCATATTCTGCCAAGCGGGATGCAGGACATTTCGCAATTCTTGGTTGCGCCAACAACTGATTGTATATTCTGTAGATTCTAAAGGAGTGTAGTCAGTGGTCGGATTCATAATTTAATAAATATTGGGTTAATGGAGAATTATATGAACTTGTTATTTTTTAGTTGGTTAAGTGGATTGAATATTGTAGTAGGCTTTGCTATGATGTGTTTATTGATTTCGGGGCCAACTCGTGACTGGGCTCCACTTAAGAAGCTAGGGTTCGCTACAATAGCATGTGGCCTAGTTGGGCAAGCATTCTTTGTGTTCACAGGTACATCATTAGATGCTCCATTCTGGGAACAGTTCTGGACACTTAAGGATATTGGCACAGCAATTTTTACCATATCATTGCTCAACACATGGATCAACCAGTATAAGAGCTAACATCATCCGTTCCATTTTAATAAAAACATTGTGGCATCCTGCTCACTGTTAAATTCTAGCATGCGTTCGCTACGAGCCCTACACTTGTGTTCGGCTACTAGCCATGCTTCAAACCTGCGATAATAGGCCGGATCCAAATAGAGTTGGTTTCTAGTACGATGCCTTTCTAACTGCTCATATTCATCTAGCAGGCCATTATAGTAGCGAGAGTCTTGTAGTATCATGCCCACCGTAAGATAAACAGTGTAGCATCTTTAGGGCTTTCGAACAGGAAGGTACGGCCGTTGCGTTTATACTCGCCCTGGCAGTTATCTAATAACCAATATCCGATATCTACAGCGTGATGGTTGTCTACGAATCGTGGGATTTCAAACTTAATCCACCCCTCGACTTTCCACAATAGCTCTGCGAGAATTTCAAAGTCAACTGCATCTGACAGTTGTTTGCCAAGATCTTCTAATATGGATTCTTCAATATTAATCACAACCACCTCAATATATACATAATTTTATGCTTCTCTTCAAGAAACCATACATGACCAAAATTATAGAACCAATCCTTTCTTGGTACGCCTATATTATCACATAGCCAGTTCCATTGATCATTAGACATGCGAATAGGAACCGCATACTTTTCGTTAAGGGGTGTTGTCATGCCCACCTTAACGCAAAGTATACAGCATCGTCTGTTTCTTCAAACCAAAATACACCGTGGCTTCTATACCAATAGCCCTTACAGTTATCTGAGCACCATAGCTCATGCCCTTGCCAGGACAACATCCACCCTGCTTCATTTTCCACCCAAACTTCAAGGGGGTGTATCTCAGTCACCTAAGACCCCCAGCGTAGCAAATATAACACCTTATGCTTTTCTTGTTTAAACCAGACAGCACCTTTGCCCACAATCCATTCTTTTCTTGGTGGACTCACAGTATCGCACAACCAGTTCCACTGATCGGTTGTTATGCCGCCGAACACAGGATATTGCTTGGTAAACTTAAACATCAGGTACCCCAACGTAGTATAAACATTAGCCTATCCTCGGGGGTACGGAACCAGTACTCCTGACTACGATAACCCACAACCACAGCGGCCAGATCCTGCCCTAGCTTATACCATGCTGTTTCATGGGGGCCTATATGTTCCATACACCATGCTTCTACCTCTGGGTAAGGGTGCTCAGTATAAGCCATATACAGCAAGTGAGGGTAAGGAGAATCCGCAGTCATAGTACTAGTATACAGGATCTAGTGCAAATTTGCAACATGACTGTTAGCTGAATACAACAGTAGCCAATGGGTAGCAGAGTTTGAATTGGTAAAGATAATGTTCCATTCTATGGGTACAACTTCAAAGAATAAGTCGAGTTGATGATTGCTAGGCCAATAGCTAGCTTCAGGATCCAAAGCTGTTATAGCCTCTGTGTGTTCCGGCAATAAGACGTCTGTGTACACTATCAGCATGCACAGATATTTAACCCTACTTAATAAAGAGTGTACTGTTTCACCACAATATCGTTGGGATTGCGTAAGTTAACTTGAGCCACCGGGCGACACTCAGCTTTAAGATCACTGCCAGTTTGCTTGTACACATTAGCGTACCGGTCTGCCTTGGACTGGCATGCCTCTTGATTACTAAACGCCCAATGAGGGTGATAGGCAACTGGGTTATTAAACATATAAAACACCAAAATCCATTTCATGCTAGTAGTCCTTACATTTCATGTTGAGAATAAAATCTAATACTTCGTGATAGGTTGCAGGTTTGAACACACTCATAGTTAAGATAATTCTAGTATCCGGGTAGTTGTTAGCAATGCAATGCTCGTAAGTGGCATTTAATATAGTAGGACTAGAGCCTTGGTATTTGAGCTCGTGTATGTCATAAAATATAGGTTTCTTTAGACCCTGATTTAAATCAGTACTAGGCTCTCTGAAGATAGTTCTAGCTTCAGGATTAGTTTTAACCACCCAATTAATGGCACAATGTCTATTACTGTCTACATGCCAGTCATACAAACTATCCGGCGGGTTAAAGTAGTATTTTACATAGCAACGACCAAAATGCTCATTAATTTCTTTAAAGAAGTCAGTTTCATCAAATGTGCTACGAGCCCATATGAGTCTGGGCTTTTCAATTACCTTATAGTTGGCATTAAGGCCTTCCTGGATATAACGGTCGGGTAAAGGAGGTAAGTCTAAATGACGATAGTAGTCGTGATTCATAATATAGTAAGTAACCTTAATCTTTCAAAGAGTCGAATATATACCCATCCCAAATCAAACTCCCACCAATATTTACGCAAGCATGGATCCATAGGTCTAGCATGATGATTCGAGTGCAATTCGTCGCCAATTAAAAACAAGCCCAAAAATGGCAAGTTCTTGCTACGATCCTGTGAGTCAGGGTGCGGGTAGCCTATGCGCCAATGACAAAAACCTGTGACAATGCTATTGGTCCAAAACGGAGTCCATATCATTTGTACCAGCCAAATCCCCAGTCCCACCCCAAAGCCAAATAGCAAGATGTTAATGGTTAGCATGACAAATACACCTAGCCGTTGATAGGGTTGATATACATGTGTTTCCATCCAATCACATGTGATACCCTGTCCATAATGATTTATAGTCCACTGTGAGTAATTGGCACGATAACGATGTACCAGGGTGTAGAGCAAGTTAGTCCAGGCTATCTTGACTATACCCTCTAAGTAAGGTGAATGTGGATCCCCGGGTTGATCTGTGTGAGCGTGATGTAGCCTGTGTGTAATAGCCCAATCACGTATGTTAACTCCATCTGTAAGCCATAGCCATAGGCGAATAAAATGATCAAACACAGGACTAAACTGAATAGTCGCATGCGATATACCCCGATGTATATAGACCACAACAAACATCATGGTAATATGGGTCAAGACGAGAGTGTATAAGATAGCGAACATTTTGGTAAATTGACTGCCGATTAGCCTAACAACGAGAAACGCGAAGCGCAGAGCGTCAGCAAAATTTTCACGAAGCGCAAACTGTAAACCCCCGAGTATTCCACTCAGAAGCCAGGATATATACAGTTAATAGTACCACAAGGGTCATAAACATTAGAGCAGTACGATCAATCCACTTCATTCCGCTACTCCGAAATATTGTTCAATTTTATTAGATAACTGGTATAATTCTTCGTTTGGACAATCCCAATTGTCCTCAGTACAGCCCGCTTCAAAGACAATATTAGCACACGCTCGCACAATCAACTCGGCGAACTTTTCAAACAAGTTATCTAAGTATAGGTCTCGATCTTTCAGTTCAGGCATAGGCCTCGAAGCGGCATAATGTATAGCCTGTTCACCGAATTGTTTAATCCGTTCGTTCATAGTTATAGTTCAACTCCAAAATGTTGTTTAATCTGTTGATCTGCTAAATGTAACGCACCATTGTAATCTGTGTATAATTCGTTACTGGTCCAACTACCATCTGCTTGTTTATCTACCAAATCATCTACTATGGTTAAACATTCCTGCACAATCAATAGAGCAAACAAGTCCAAGCCCTCTTGATCAGGGTTATCCTCTACACCAGCATGCCGCTTTAAACGCTCTAGTATTTTAGTAGGCTTGGTCATGTGAGCTGTCAATTAAAAACTCTAAAGGTGTTAGTACCAGCCAGTTTGCCCTGGACTCTCTAGTATAGTACAGGGTTAGCCATAGCCAAGTGCCACTGGTAGTACGTGTAGGTACCCATGCATAAGACTGATTATACAGTCGTCCGTTTCGTTTAAATGCTATTTCCATAATCCTCGATCTCTAATGATTAATAACTCAACTATAAAATAAGCCGCTATAAGCAAAAAAGCAGTCATCAGTTAGATATAAACCAAAGCACACCCAACACGAACACTAATCCTATTAAGAAGATTCGTCCATATTGTTGTTGCTCTGGGAAATCCACTCCATTCTTATCTTGTGACATTAGTAATTCTCCTTTACAACATAGTAAGCGGGCTTTGGATACTTTTCCACAAGCTCTTGTTCCCGAATAAACTTGTTCATTTCCGGCGCAGTAAAGAACATCTTGTGTACAACATTCTTATGTGTTGCCGAATCTACTACGCTTAGATACCATGATTTCACTGCCATATAGTTGCTTTCTAGGTTATATACTACAAATACATTATGTATATCCACAAACATGACCCGTTGTATAAGCGACAGTATAACACTATACCAGACTGCTCAACAAGCCAATGCTCGATGCTATAAGTAATACTATACACACATATAGGAACTAAGTCAACGATGAATTTTACCAAAATGAACAAGAACAATAAAACACCGAGTACATCAGGTCATACACTAGTAAAGGTATACACACTACTAGCCATACTGGGTTTGGTAGAAGCTGTGATATTCTACTGTGTGTATAACATAAGCGTATAGTGAATGCCCCGCTGTAGCCGGTAGGGTAGACCTACTATATAGCTACTATTAGCTACTATAGCCACGGATAGGGAGCCGAGAACCGAGTGTATATACAATACCCCGCTGTAGCACTCTTACCATATACACCATAGAGTCACACTAGATATACTATAGCCACGGATAGGCGGCCGAAAGGGTAGTGACTACACTATACACAGCGTACAGCAAATACCCCGCTGTACAGCCAGCGCAAGCGGCCGGTGGGGGTTGTGGTCTAAGGTGGGAATTTGGAGAAGAACTTGAAAAACCATTTAACTATAGCCTCTCATCCCCACGGTGCTCAGAAAATTTTTACTATGATTTCTAGCGTGGTTTTACCGTTTTTCACCAGAATCCCTCAGGATTCCCACCGTAATTCCACTCAATCTACCGTGATTCCTGTGGCTTTTTTACCACGTTCTACGGTTCTCTCACTGTCTTCTACATTGACTGTAACTGACATCTAGTGTATACTATATAGAGTGTATACAGTATAACTATATATAATACGATTAGGGCCGGTAGCTCATTAGGTTAGAGCAGAGGACTCATAATCCTTTGGTGGAGTGTTCGAATCACTCTCGGCCCACCATGAACTTAAAGAACTTACTATGAGTATAACTCGTGGTAAATGACAAACCGCAGGTCACGAGATATATGATCGTAGCAAGTAACAGGCACTTAGAGGCTGGGGGTTACTGCCAGCGATATGAGGACAGGATATAATCTTGCCGCAGTCAGACCTAACCGGAGACCACAAACTCTAAGTGGTTGAGGCTCGCCTGGGAAGGCAGGGACATCCGGGTGGGGGATTATAGGCATACTCAACCAGATAATCCCTTTGATTATCCCCCGATAATATTATCCATATTAAAGGGGGATTTTCTTATATACTCATTATCTTATTATACTAATCTAAAGTTCTCAGTGCGCAGTACTTGTTTCGCTGTTATAATAGCGCGGGCTAGTGCCGCATTGCGTTGCTCACTAGTAGTATTATCAACGCTAATTAAATCACCGCTGGCATAAGCACAATTCTTAACTGTAACAATAATACTACCATTTTTATCTCGTTTAGTACTGTCAAAAGTAACTAGTAAGCGCAAAGTATTAAGACGCTTATTAGTGATGATTTTTGCGTATGCTTGACAATTAGTTTGCATGTCGGGCTCCTTAGTGTATTGCGTTAGTGTTGTGTAATAATAGCATGCTTTTGATAAATTGTCAACCGGAACAAAGACCCTTTGCTTTGTGTGTGTTCTAAAAACAACTTGACCTTTTTACCAAAGTGTGTTATTATACACTATACACTAAACAAAAGGAGCTTTAAATGACACAAAATATTTACATTGTACGCGGACTTGGGCTTGGCGATGACGAAGACGCTTACGAAAACTTAGCGGCATTTACTACACTTAAAGCGGCTGAAGCACAAATTGAAGCTTTTATTGCGGAAAACGCGGCAGAGGGCTTTGAAGCATTTGAATACGAAGTAGAAGAGCTTATACTTAACTAGTTGACATTTTGGTAAAAGTATGCTATTATACACTATACACTAAAGGAGCAATTATGTTTAATACACTAGAACTTAACAAAAATTACATGTGCTTATGCGAAGCGCGGTACAGCGACGTAGCTGAGGACATTGTAGCATACGATGGCGAGGATACACACTTGCTGGACTTTTATACACTAGCTACAGAAACAACAGGTGAATGCGTTTACGCTACAGTTGAACAAATAGCAGACAAAGTAGAGGAAGTGGAAATTGTAGACATTATTGCTGTACATAGTGGAATAGCAGAGACACGCTGTTATGCACGACAAGCACAGGTATTAGTACTTGAAGATGGAAGCAAGTGGTTGGATGCTGAGATGGAAGTTACGCTGTTTTGCTAAAGTACTTGACACAGCGGCAACGCTGTGTTATACTACACACTACACTAAAGGAGCGATATGATTAGCGATAAACTAACACTAAAAGAAGTAAGCAAAGACGACGACATGACTACTAGGCATTACACTTGTAGTGAACAGGTAACACTTGCTGGCGACAGCATTTGGGACTGTGACTTAGCGCAGGTAACAGTTACAGACATTTGCATTACAGAGGGAGTGGCAGGCGGCGACTACGCGAGCTACAAGACTATTAATGTATACTATACAGTTGATGGTGAGGACGCTAAAGAGGGAAGCTGGAGACTTTACACAGATACTGGGTTTGCAGATGCTATTAGCGAGCTACTAGACGATGATGTATACTACACAGAGCAGGGCATGCAAGACGACGGCATGGCGAGCATGGAGTGAACATGAAAACATTTGACGAAGCGGTAGAGACTATTGCGGTGCGCAGGGTGCGTATGTTGCTAGAGGGCGATGTACAGTACGAGGGCTTTATGGACGCGGCAGAAGTAAACGGGCTGGCGGAAGTATATGACACGACATACACTGAAGCATGGGATGCAGTGCGTGTTGCCTTTAGACGACAGTTACAATTACTTGCATAAAGTGGTTGACTATTTGGTAAAACCTGTGCTATAATATACACATACACTTAAACAAAAGGAGCAACAAATGGGTTACTTTACAGACACTGATTTTGACAATAGCGCAGACTTGCTAGACGCGATTAGCGAAGTAGTTGAGAGACATGTACAGGGCATGCGTAAAGAGACTGCAAGCAGACTTGGGCTTGACGAGCGATGTGGTATGCTTTGGGTTGACGAAGACACTATTGTTGCATACACTGGAAGCAGGCTTGACTACTACGGCGGCTTTGAATATATTAAAGAGGGTGATGGGCGCACTACGCTAGGCGACTACACTTTTTATAGCAGTGAAAGCGACAGAGTTGCAGACGCTATTGAAGCGTTAATGGAACATGACGGGGAGTGTGCTAGTGAGTAAAGACTTTGGCATGTTTAGCAAGCAGGGCAACGCCCTTGTCAGTAACATAGTAGTGGAGGCTCGTGTACAGGGCTTGGGGTGGCCAGAGGTCCAGCGCCGCCTACTCATCTTATCTCAAGCGCATAAGCGAACAGCCATTGAGGCCTACGATACAGTCGTCAGAGAGATAGTATACTTGGACTTGGGCTACAAGACCCCCTTCTATGGGCGCGGGCTAGACAATGACTGAAATAGACTATACCTTTACTATAATGGCATTAATAGTACTGTACCTTTTTACACGGCTATAGGTTGACCTTTTGGTAAATTGGTGTTATAATACTTACATACACTAAGGAGAGCGACAAATGGTAGAATATAACGTAGGCGATGATGTAAGCTATGGCATTAATTGTGATAGCTATTATGCAGGTAAAATTGTGCGCATTACTAAGAAGTTTATTTTTGTAGACAACGGAATGAAGTTTACTAAAATTGGCGACTACTACAGAATGACAGGGAACAGGTACTGCTGGATGAGCAAAGGCGTACACGAGCATTTGGATCCGCATTTTTAACTAGCGGTTGACTTTTGGTAAATTGTATGCTATAATACTTATATACACTAAAGGAGCGACACAATGTCACGTAAACACTTTGAAACACTAGCACTAGAGATCAGCTACATCACAGATATCACAGCCCGTCGCATTGCGGCAATGGCTGTAGCGAACGCAGGAGCCCGACACAATGATCGATTTGATCGTAGTCGCTTCTATGCTGCCTGCGGTGTTGAGGCATGAACATGAGCTTTAGGGCTTGGTGCCAGGAGATGTGGATGGAGCATTGTGACGAAGTCCGCACCTGGACGGGCCTTGCTCCTACCTATACCCAACAGGATTACTTTACATCCTATCGCTGGTGGTTGCGTACAGTATACAGGGCTAGAGTCTAGTGCAGTATATAATAGCTGTCCTAATAGCCCTAGCGGTTGTAGGGTTATTGTGGTATGCCGTGCAAGATATTCCTAACGATAGAGGTTGACTTTTGGTAAAACCTGTGCTATAATACTTATATACACTAAGAAAGCGAGCATACAATGACATTCAAACTATTATCAACTGGTAACCCTAAAACACTTAAGGGCGAGAAACAGGGCTACATGACTTATATCCTACACCTTAGCCCAAGCGATGTATCGGGCGCAGGTAATACTTGCCCAAAGGCTACAGCAGGTTGCAAATCAGCTTGCCTCAATACAGCAGGGCGCGGTGGCATGTTCAAGCGCGGTGAGACTACTAACATGATTCAGAAGGCTCGCATCCGTAAGACAGTGGCGTTCTTCTTTGACAGAGACCAATTTATGTTAGACTTGCATAGCGACATTGCTCGGGCTATTAATTATGCTCGCAAGCAGGGACTGACTCCTGTATTCCGTTTGAACGGTACTAGTGACTTGAGCTGGGAGAAGTACGAAGTTCCAGGTACTGAGCGTAACATTTTCCAATGCTTTCCTACAGTACAGTTCTATGACTATACTAAGGTCCTGGGTCGTAAGGTTGCTAGCATTAAGAACTACCATTTGACATTTTCTAAAGCAGATGGCAACGATGCAGACGTGAACAAGGCTATTGAACAAGGCTTGAATGTAACTGTAGTTTTCAATAAGACTCCTGCAGAGTACAAGGGCCGTACAGTGTTTGACGGCGACGAGAGTGACTTGCGCTTCCTGGACCCAAGCAATGTGGTAGTTGGCTTAAAGGCCAAGGGCAAGGCTAAGAAGGACACTACAGGCTTCGTAGTGTTTTTGAAAGAGGTGGCATAATGATTAAGCCGTTAACATCTAGACAGCAGGACTTGATTGTAAGCAATGTTCTAAAGGCAATCAACGACATCGAATCATTGAACTCATCTGGTTATAAGTTCCTTTACCTAGCATCAGGGTTCATTGCTCATTACAGTATCAACGGCTTCAAGGCATACTATTCGGCACACGATCTAGAGAAAGACATTTTGGATAATGCTAGATCAAACATGTGGTTCAACTTTGGCCCACAGGATCAGAACTACGATTACTATATGAGCAAGCGAGATGTCTATCAACGGATTGTAGCAGGCATCAACTATGCTAGCCGTTGGGAGTATGCATAATGTACAGATGCGCATGTTGCAAGTTGAAGGTTAAAGAGAATACAGACGGAAAGGTTGGCTACTGCCAAGGGCATGATTGATACGATATTGAAGTGGGTAGCATGCGCAGTAACCTTAACGGCGGCTCTGTTAACTAGTTTTGAAGTACTTGGATACAACCGTGAGATGTTCGCACTAGGCGCCTTACTGTACTTGATTTGGAGTGTACGTATACGAGAAGCCAACTTGATCGTTATCAACGGTGCCCTATTGACCATATACGCGGCAGGGTTATTAATTAAAGGTTGACCTTTTGGTAAAACCTGTGCTATAATATACATTAAAGAAAGAGATCACAATGACTGAAGAACAGAAAATCCAATGGGCATTAGAGGCATTAAAGGCTTGGAGCGAAATTAGCTTTAAGTAAGTTAGGGGTTGACTTTTGGTAAAACCTGTGCTATAATATACACATACACTAAGAAAGCGAGATAACATGTACAATACAGTAGAGAACCCAATTCCACGCAGTGGCTTATTTGCAACTCCAACGCTAGAGCAGATTAGCAATCAGATTGAAGGCTTTCCTGCAGAGCAGAAGGCGCAGTTGTATTTGGTAATGCAGTTGACGTTGAATGCTTGCCACAAGCTGGTAGAAGACGAAGTACTGAGCAAAGACGTATTCATTTAATGGTTGACATTTTGGTAAATTGATGCTATACTAGTTATACACACTAAGAAAGCGAGCGAACAAATGGGAACAAGATCAGCAATAGCAGTAATGCACGGTGAACGTGTTAAGGCAATTTACTGCCACTGGGACGGCTACATTGAGCATAACGGCTACATCTTGCAGAACTGTTACAATGACAACGTCAAAGCGAACAAGCTGGTGTCAATGGGCCATATGAGTAGCTTAGGTGCTGACATTGGCGAAGCACACGAGTTTGGGCGCGACATGACAGACGATATGTATGCTGACATTGGTAACAAGGTAGCTTGCTCTAAGGACTGTACTTTTTACACACGCGACAGAGGCGAGAATGCTCCGTTTAAGAGCTTTGACGACTTGACAGCGTTTATGGATTATTACGACGGCAGTGGTTGTGAGTACTTCTATGTCTATATGGACGGGTACTGGCAATTTTGTACTTACAAGAACAGATGCTTCCGCCCAGTAGACGAAGCATTGGCTAACGTGAATTGGGAGGCGGCATGAAATCTCAAACACTAACAGACTTTGCCCGAGAGGTTAGCCAGCTAGCCGTTGACCAGGTGATTGCGCTTGCAGATCTATATGCAGAACAGCACAGTCCCAGTGCATTTGATATTGCTCGTCGTACCATATTGGAAGCTGAACTTGATAGCAGAGAGAAACCAAATGAAGTATAAGACTATATTCTACACCACAATTCGAGCAGAAGTACATCACGATATGGAGTTTGCTGGCAAGGGCGATGCACTAGCCGCAATCATGCAACAGGACTTGTTGGATTACGCAGGAGCGGTATTGGGCGAAGGTAGCTTCGATGGCGACATGCGTGTTACCGAAGTAGAAGTTGTTACAGACGAAGTATTGGATTATAACCTAGCGCCCGACGAAGATTACGCGGACGATGACGAGGAAGACGAAGATGAATAGCTTTTTATCAGTTGTAGTAGGCATAGGGTTGGGTTGGTGGTTAGGCCCAGCGTTCGGAGACATCGTTTCGAAGATTTGGGACGAAATTAAACAATGGTGGTGGTACAGAAAATGAAAATGTTTATCATTGGAACAGTATTTGGGGTTATGATCGTTACTGTAGGATTTAGCGGTATCGCTCGTATGTTTGATAATGGTGTAGCTAAAGTGCAAGAAGTCTCTAAGGAGGCAGCCAAATGAGTAGGTTTGCATACATTACAGAGGACCCGGACTACGAGAACTGGGATGACAGTAACGCAGAGCAGGACATCATGGAATGGTTAAACAAAGAGATTGATGGCGCAATCGTTGTAAAAAAGCCACAGGAAGAGTTTAGCCCGTTTGAAACTTGTAACAGTTAACCAGAAAACGGTTGACAGATTGACCGAAATGCAGTATACTATTAATAATGGGAAATAGGTCCCAGATTTAAAACACACACAGAAAGAGGTATTGAATTATGAGTAAGACTTTTAAATGCGCAGGTGTATCAACCCGTAATGGTGTTATCAAAGCTCGTTTTGCTAGCGACATGACTCGTGTTAAGGTATTGGCTAAAACCGGTTCCAAAGACATTGACATGATTGAATTGAAAGAGCCAATGGTTAAGGAAGACGCAGTTGCATTCCTTTTATCCATCAACTTTGATAACGGCAATAAGGCCATCCGTGAGGCATTGGAAGCAGACTTGTCCAAGCGTCAACCATCCGCAGTAAAGGCAGCCCCTAAGGCTAAGGCAGTAGCAAAGACTGTTAAGTCTACTCCTGCTAAGGATGCAGTAAAGGCTAAGGCAGTTGCGACTAAGGCTAAGGTTTCCAAAGCTGAAGTAGCCAAGCAGTTGGCAGACTTGGAAGACGCACCTTACTAAGAATACCGAACGTCATCGTTAAACTTTGACAGACCAGGAGGCATGGGTGGCGGTAACGCTTAACGCTTTTGTAAGTCCTCCGTAACCGTAGTACGCTGTAACGTGGTGAAGGCCAACGAGAGAGCCCTCACTAACACTAACTGGAGTTGATATGAAAGAAATGATCGTTGTACTCGGGTCGCTAGCACTAATGATAGTCATTGTTGCAGTAGGGCCGTTGCTAACCATCTGGTCGTTGAACACATTGTTTCCTACACTGGCCATTCCTTATGCTCTTAATACTTGGGCGGCAGTAATACTACTTGGCATCTTTATAAGGGCTAAGGTTGGAGGTAAAAAGAATGACTAAGCTCAATCTATTTGGTCGTCCGTTTGTAATATTTGATGCAAAGAACAAGAACCATAGACGTTGGTTTGCTGAGTTTCAAGCTAAACGGGCGTGGGGACAATGTCCTGTCCGTTTTGTAATAGATGATGATAATGGTGATTTGGTAACAATGATCCAGCGCCGTTTGATCGATTATTACAGCACAAAAGAATTTGGACATATTGATCGTTGACACCTTGATTATATGCTGTATACTTAATGTAACTGTTTAGATACAGTATCTAATAGAGGAAATTAAAATGGTTTATTCAATTAACAAAGACACAAAGACTTACAAGTTATTCACAGCATTGAAGCAGGGCGAAAAGGTTTCTGCTTCCGAAGCTAACAAGCGTTTCGGTATCAAGAACATTGCTGCCGAAGCAAGCCGTATCCGTCAAGCAGGTTTCGCAGTTTATGCAAACTCACGCAAGGCAGGCAACGGTGTACAGGTAACAGAATATGAAATCGGTCAACCAACACGTAAGTTGATTGCTGCCGGTTACAAGGCTTTAGCTTTAGGCTTAGTCTAAGAGGCGCTCCAAATCCTAAGGAGTAGTGTCCTTAGGTCGTAGTCCGCAATGGACTATGGTTAGTGTCGCTGGGGGTAGTGTCCCGGCAAACCCGAACCCTGTCCATCGTGAGATGCCGCAGGGTTCACCTTTATCCGCCCTGTCAACCTCTTTCTCTCTTTGTTGTAAAAATACAACACTCTGTCAGGGACTGGGGCTTTGTTCGTAAACCGGTTGACCTTTTGGCAAATTAGTGTTACAATACTTGTATACACTAACAAAGCAGGAGTAAGATATGTATCCAGAAATTACAGATAGAGAGAAAGTTGTAAGTGCTCTCAAAGGCCCAGAGTTTATGCGTAAAGAGCACGGTAGCCTATTTGATCGCGGTAGTGCTGATAGTTACTATGGTCGTATGCCTGATCCACACTATGGTGGCGTTGGTAGCGACTTTGGTGATCGTGTTACCGTAACTTCACAGGAAGAAGTTGCAGAGTACCTAGCAGGATACGCTTGGAACGAACGCTTTGGCGACAAGAAGAGCTGGGACTAAAGAATTCTCCTTTCACTAGGTGCCAACCAGGGCTGTTGCCAAAAAACAACGTAAGTCCTAAATCCTAGACAATGGTTGACAAAGTGGTAAAATGGTCGTATAATACTTACATACACTAACAAAACGGAGCCGCAAATGAAACTACATATCGTTACGCAATACATGGAAAACTATGGCGCACATGACTGGGATGGCACAGGCGAGTGCCCTCAGTATTGGAAGTTTAAAGGCGGCGAGGATTTCTTTTATCCGTTAGGCGATGTTGCCCGTAGTGCAGAAGCCATTGAGGAGTTGGTACACTACTTCCGTAAGGACATTGAGTGGAACGACTTTGGTAGCCGTCAGTACATTGTAGGCTATGGCATTGTAGAGGACAGCTTTATGACTGCCTTTGAGAAGTCACAGCTGGAGTATGACGGACACATTGCATATCCAGCAAAGGTGTTGGAGTTAGAGGATGATGGCTTTGTATGCGAGTTCCTATAATGTATGTAGCACACGAAACAACCAAATGGGCAGAGCCCTGCCCTAACCATACCTATGTCTTTACGGCAAAGCCAGATGGTAGGAGAGCCACTTGCATCGCTTACATTAAGACAGGGACAGACAAGGTTATTAAACTTAAGAGTCCGCTGAAGATTGATTTGCGTCACAGAACCTTTGAGGAAGTAAAATAATGGGAATGGTCATACACAACCTGCCTACCAAGCATAAAGCCTTCTTAGAGATCATTTGGGACATGGAGAGCGATCAGGTTATGAGCTTTATCAAGAGCTTGCCCTACAAGGACATGCGGGACATATCCTACCTAATCGAAGTTATCCAAGCGGGCGGGGATGAGGTAACTGATGTAAGTGATGCACGACAAGTGCTTGACAAAATTGCAAAATTGTAGTATAATACACACTTACACTAAGAAAGGCATTTATGGCTATTAAGAACATGAAGAATATTACAGTACTAGAATTTGATACAGACGCTATCAAAGCCCGTGAACTGGAAGTACAGCAAGAAACCGACGAAGAGATTATTGAACGGTTGCGTGAGCGTTTTGAAATCCTAACCGAAATGACTAAGGCAGTTAAGTCTGGTAGTGTACGTGCTATGATTGTAAGTGGCCCTCCTGGTGTAGGCAAATCCTTTGGTGTTGAGCAGGTGCTAGAGAAGGACGGCTTGTTTGATACATTAGGTGAACGTAAGCCTCGTTATGAGATTGTTAAGGGCGCAATGAGCGCAATTGGTCTTTATGCTAAGTTGTACGAGTACAGCGATGCAAAGAACGTACTGGTGTTCGATGACTGTGACAGCATCTTAATGGAAGACTTAAGCCTAAACATCCTTAAGGGTGCATTGGATTCGGGTAAGAAGCGTTTCATTAGCTGGAACACGGACAGTCGCATCTTGCGTAGCGAAGGCATTCCGGATCGCTTTGAGTTTAAGGGTGCGGCGATCTTTATTACTAACATCAAGTTCGCCCATGTACGTAGCAAGAAGTTGAAGGATCACTTGGATGCGTTGGAATCGCGTTGCCACTACATCGACTTGGAAATGGATACTAACCGCGAGAAGATGTTGCGCATCAAACAGATTACCACAGACGGCATGTTGGATGTATACGATTTTGATGAGCCTGTACTGGTGCGTGATGAGATATTGGCATTCATTGATACTAACCAGGACAAGTTGCGTGAGTTGAGCTTGCGTATGGTACTGAAGATTGCAGACTTGCGTAAGAGCTTTCCGGCTAACTGGGAAGCGATGGCTCGTACCACTTGCTTCCGTCGTTAATGCTGACAAGGATAGTCCTGTATGCAACCCTAGGAGTTCTTTGCTACTCCCTAGGGTTTGCGTGGGACAGCATAGAGTTCTGGAGCTTCTTAGGACTCTTCTGGTGTTCCGACTTCCTAGCAAGGGACGAAGGAAGGCAAGATGGAGTAGCAATGGTTTTAGACATGCCAATGATGCATATAGCTTCGCTGAAAGCATTATTGGATCGTGCCGATGCTGGCGAAGATGTAACTAACGAAGAAGTCAAGAAAGAACTGGATAAGCATGATGAGCAATAATAAACCCAATTACGAAGGTTGTCAATACATTGGTGAGAACCAGGATCCACGTATCCATTGGCCAATTAAAAGCTGTGGATGTGAAAAGATAGAGGATACGCTGTACTGTGAAGATCATATCGGTATTGTCTACCAAAAGGGCACAGCGTTGCGAAAACGCCACAAAGACATTAAACGTGCAGAAATGATCTGGTCTTGGGAAAGTCTAATGAACGAAGTGGTAGACGAGCTTGAAAACGAAGGGGTTGACTTCTCCTAGTTCTTGTGCTATAATACACTATACACTAACAAAACAGGAGCAACACATGGGAACCAGATCACTAACATTCGTATACGACAGCTATAAAGCCCGGAACGGCAGAATGGTGCATCGTCCAATTATCAATATGTATCGTCAGTATGACGGCTATCCAACAGGACATGGTGCAGAGATTGCTGAGTTCCTTGCACCGTTTACACTTGTCAACGGTATTGGCGTTGAAGAAACTCGCAAGGTAGCCAACGGTATGGGGTGCTTGGCGGCTCAGCTTGTTGCAAACTTTAAGGACGGGGCTGGCGGTTTTTACCTGCATCCAGTTACCAGCAAAGAATGCGGACAAGACTACGAGTATCATATTTTTCAACAAGGCCGGGACGGCTTTCGTATTGCTATTACTGATCGAGGGTGCAATATGTTTGGGCTCACTATGAGCGACAAGAACGATGCTATCTTTGATGGTAGTTTAGCAGAGTTCACTGAGTTTTGTAAAGAGAAAGAAACTGATTGACAAAGTTGGTAAAACCTGTTATACTACACACTTAAACACTAAAGGAGCGAACTATGAGCAAACTATTAACCGTAACCATTCCAGTAACCTTTGAGATTAAAGAGCTCCTAGATGAGTTTGGTGCCCAATACGTCAATCGTAAACAATTCTATGCAGAAGCACAGAGCAAAAAGTTCAAGCAGGATATGGCCCAGTTGCTCAAAGAAGATTTCTTTAACAATGGCGGGTTTGATGATCTAGACTTGTTTTCGGACTCCATGAAGAGTTTTGAAGAGTTAGACAGATTGATCTAATTAGGGGTTGACAGGTTCGGTAAAACCTGTTATACTACACACTTAAACACTAAAGGAGCAGAAATATGTCAGCACTAACAGACTATGTAGAACAGCGTAACCGTTGGGGCGCTATCTTTGGACAGAAACCTTTGAGCTTGGCCATTGCCGCAGATCGTCAGCGTATTGCAAATATGATCGACGGTGACCTGAGCCCAGAGAACTTGACTTGCGATGGTGAGTTGAGCAGAACCGCTGTCCAGAAGAAGTATCGTCAATTAACACAAGCGGCGGAGCAACTGAAGAAGGTTGATCCAGAAGTTGAATTCTTTGAATACGGGTGCTAAGATGGCTATCTATAACCCAGCAGACGACGATCGCTTGGAAGACGTCAACATGGCCCTGCCAGTAGAGATCACATTGAGTGTTGACGATACTGGAGATGTTCCGGATGACCTTTACGACTACTTGCTTGATCAGTTTATTGAGAAGGCTAAGTCTATGGGACACGATGTAGTAAACACACCTAATCTGGTCCTGGGTAGCTGGACCATCAAAGCAGTCCTCGAGGAGATCTAAATGCCTAATTGGTGCAATAACACAGTAGAAATCAGCCACTCCGATCCAGCAATGATCGAGCGTGTAAAGACAGCCTTTAACGATGGTCGGTTGCTTGAAGAGTTCATTCCAGTGCCTAAGGACTTGCATATCGTAGCAGGCCGCGTAGGTGACGATAGCGATCAAGCACAGAAGGACTTGGAAGCACAAGAAGCCCTTAACGAGTCCAAGTATGGCTATAAGAATTGGTATGACTGGTGCGTGAACGAGTGGGGCACTAAATGGGATGTAGGTGCGGACGGATACCCTGCAGAGGTTACACCTTACGGGCTTACACTGATATTTGATAGTGCATGGGCGCCTCCAATCAATGCCTACGATAAGTTGTTGGACCAGGGCTTTATGATTCGTGCATACTACAACGAAGGTGGCATGGCATTTGCTGGAGTTTGGGACAACGGGGATGACCAGTTCTACGAGTATGGTGGTCTTACCAGCGAGCAGATTCGTGAAGAACTTCCGGAGACTCTGGACGAGATGTTTGGTATTAGCGAGTGCGTCGAGGGGTGGGAAGCCGAGCGAGAGGAAGAGGATAGTGAATAAAACTCTAGCCATATGCACAGGAACAGCCGTTGTGGCTGTTCTAGCATTCATGCAGGCAGAGATTGCTAGTGTGCATGACGATGTGCAGGAAATCAAACATTTCATAATCCATACCAATGATCGAGTTGCTTATACACCACAGGACTCTAACTGCCTGGCTAAGAACATCTATCACGAAGCAGGTGTAGAGGATATTCGAGGCAAGTTTGCTGTGGCCCAAGTAACGCTGAACAGACTTAAGACAGGCCGCTGGGGTAAGAACATCTGCTCTGTGGTCTATGCAAAGAGTCAGTTCTCTTGGACATTATACACAAAGAAACGCAATGAGCAACCTCGCGGCCCTCTATGGGCGGAGAGTCAACGGGTGGCCACGCAGGTTCTAGCACACGGCGCAAGGGTGCCTAGCTTACAGGCTAGCCATCACTATCACGCTGTATACATTAAGAAACCCGTGTGGACTCGTGCTGTGGCTAAAATACAACAGATTGGACAGCATGTATTTTATAGTTGACAAACTGGTAAAATAGTCGTATAATACTTACATACACTAAACAAGCAGGAGCACTTATGTTAACATTAAAACAAGTAAACCCAGTACTAGACACTTTTGCAGACACTATCGGCCGTAATCGGCAGGGACAGATTGTATTGCGTCGTAGCTTCTTTTACACACACGGCATGGACGGTAAGAAGTTTGCAGACGCCGCTGTCAAGCGTCTAGCACTAGCAGGCATCCAAGCACAAGTAGTTGACTATGATACTGTATGGCGCCCATTTAGAGGCGGTAGTACAGTAGCACAAGGCAGTCACTTTCTAGCAGTATTAACAGCATAAAGGGGTTGACATTTTACCAAAACTCCTGTATACTACGTATATACACTAAAGGAGCACAGAATGAAAGTATTTGAACTTATTGAGATGTTGCAGTCTATGGATGCCAACAGCGATGTACACTACAGCTACAACTATGGGGACCACTGGCGTACACAAGTAGCCCCTTCAGTGGACAGCGTTGAAGAGGGATTAGTAGAGTACAGCAGTTACCACCAAATGGACAAGTGCGTTGACAACGACGAGGACGAAGCAGAAGAAGACGTCCGCAGAGTGGTTGTACTTAGTTAATTAGAGGTTGACATTTTACCAAAAGTCCTGTATACTACGTATGTAGTATCGATTAAACACTAAACACTTAGGAGCAGATATGATTACAGCAGAACAAATCCAAAAAGGCATTCCACTAGCAATTCAAGCCAGTCAGTTAAAGTTTGCAGAGATTGGTGGCGACCGTTATGCATGTGGCTTTGCCTGGACAGAAGTATATGTTGACCGTACTAACAGTAAGCAGGCACAGGAATTGATTAAGGCGGGCTTTAAGAAAGACTATAAGCCCAAGTGCTTGAGCATGTGGAACCCAGGTGGCCTGGGTGTGCAGAACATTGACATTAAAGAAGCAGGAGCAGACACATTGGCCAGCTACTTGTCATCACTAGGACTTAAGGCCTACGGTTGCAGTAGATTGGATTAAAGGTAACAGCGGATAGGGACAAGTGCGTTCCTGTAGAGTCGGGCCTAGCCCGTTCGCTTAACAAAGACTCTACAAAACCCTGCAAGTGAACGACGGTGCCACTTAACAAAACCATCCGTCAACTAACAAGTTGCTCCGGACGAGCATGGGGGTAGTGTCCTAGAAGCAGTGCTCGTCCAACCAGACCCGCCGGAGTAACGTCTGGCTAGTGTGACCCGCATGAAGGAGAAACGGTGGTCGTGCCCCGTGGGTGGTTCTCGTTAAACCAAACGAGCGTTGGCAATACGACAACCCTAGTAGGTCGGGATGCTAGTTCCGCCTAGCCGCTACTAGGGAGCTTCTATGGTTGACATTTTGGTAAAACTGTAGTACAATACTTGTATACACTAACAAAGCAGGAGCATTAAATGACTACAATAACATACGCAGGCTACAGTCGTGTTAACGGCGAACTAAAGTTCCGTACAGCCGCAAGCGCGAGCCGTGTGCATCAGCTGGCTCGCTTGGGCGATACAGACATTAACATTAGACTATTAGACAAGCCAGTGTACAGCAAGCAAGAGGCAGTAGAGGTAGCCATCCGTATGTATGCAGAAGCAGAAGCCGCTGTAGTACTGTTCCTTACTGCACAGCTAGGACATACAGCTACAGCTACAGCACGTAAGCCTACAGCTACACGCAAGCCCACAGCGGCTACAGTAACAGCAGTGGCGGACAAGCCATATACAGCACAAGAAGCGGCTCGTATACGTGCTGAGCACAATGCTCGTTATGCACATTTAAGCTACGATCGGGCTTGACAAACAGGTAAATTGATGCTATACTACATGTGTAGTAAGCAATAAGACATACACTATAACACTATACAAGAGCATATATGAAAACAACATTATTGAACACAGACGAAAGCCGTTGCAAATGGTTTGCCATACAAGACAGACGCATGAAGAACACTGTGAACCGTAGCCACTACAGCGATGCACAGCAAGTCAGGGTACAGCGTATGCAGTACGCACTAGAGCTAGTGTATGCGGGCGTAGTATACGAGCCTAGCTACGGCAAACGAGGCATTAGCGTTAAGGTAACAGGCTGGGTTAAGAACAAACAAGACTTGGCACTACTAGAAGCTGACTGGGCCAAACAAGGCATTGAGAAGCGTGTGAGCGCACAAGGCATTACATACAGAGTCGGCAAGCAGTAGACGATTATACACTCCCTGCCCGGCACAGTCAAGAGCTGTGAGGGGTACGGGGGGTGCTACATATATAAACTGTTGTTTACATACAACAGCGCATGCAAAAAGTTGGGGTTAGAGTAAAACCCCAGAGATCTAGATCTTCACTTCTTACATTATTTGCGTAGCAATTTTTAGCCCTAGTATAGACCGGGGGCTGTAAAGGCTTCGGTCAATTCTATATTTCGCACTCGTGAAATTTTTTTATACAATTTTTCCTGGGCTGTATACCACCTTGGGCATAGTATACTATGGTTCCGGCAAGAACTATATATGTGTGTGGTTGACACAGTCTACACACTAGCGTATAGTATTACTATATGACTACTATTCAAACTCTCACTGCTACTGCTGTATGGCTCACTCTAGTCTACGTTGTTTACCGTCACTGCACGTTTGCAGAGATCCAACGTGTATATACTTTATGGTTCACTCGTGCTTATTGGGTTCCGTATAACATTATAGAAGCACTCAGTTGGGCCACTAAAGCAGTTATTATTGTGCCCGGACTCATCTTTGGTTATAGCGTATGGTGGTTCTACTTTCTTACACTGTTTACTAGCTTAACACTCATATGGGCAAGCAATCGCAAGCTCTTACCCACTCTAGTAGCGTTTAATACACTGTGGGCGTGGATTAGCTGTATGGTACTAGCACAGCACTTGTTTTAGTCTTTACGTTTATTCCACTTGCTGTATATACGTGTTAACTCTAAGTCAGCTTCCCTACAATCATCCTTTTCTACTATAGTATCTATTAGGGTCAACAGACTGATGGTATACTGGCTGAAGTCTTTGCTGTCGAGTGTACTAGGATCGATTAAAGTCTTAGAGCCGTCCTTGTTATTCTTTTCAAATTTGAAAGCGAATTTACGGGGTTTGAGTTCTGGGTTCATGCTTAATACTAGCAGGGATTGTACATGATTGCAACCTAGATTGTGAGATTATTAACTACATGGTTAACTAGGGTGAAAAATTTTGCTGGCTGACGCTTCGCGCTTTGCGCTTCTGCGTGTGGGCTCTCTCTTCCTGATCTACCGACCTAAATTCAGTAGTCTATTCAAGTTGGCAGGTAGGGGACTACGTTGCCCAATACCGCCTTGCCTAAGTCTATTAACCAGCAGGGTGTTGTCCATGGCTTCTAGTCTAATTTGGTTGATGTTGGCCAGTTCCTGTTCATACTGCTCTTTTACTAGGTCTGGGTGATCGAATGTTTCTCTAGCTATAGCGCCATCTAGCCAGCCGTATTCTATCATGGGATATATGCTAACTCCGTAGCCGACGCCACCTATAACAGTATCCCAATCTTGTGCTGTGGGCCAGCGATGCTCGCCCATTTCTTTAAGCATGGCCAGTCTAGGGCGCAATGGTACTGATTGCTGATAGCGCCAGAACTCTGTGTCCGTTCTGCCACCGTGGTAGTGTGTTTGTAATAGATCAGCAAAGTGATCTAATCCTCGATTGATCATTTGATTTAGGTGTTCTGTTTGTCTGGGTCCCGCTATACCTTCGGGTCTAAGCCAAAACTCAGTCAAGCAATACAGCTGAGTAATTGTGCCGTGTATGTTGGTTGCTTGTAAGGGTTCTAAAAAGTTTCCAGCTAGACCTATGCTGACCACATTGTTAACAAAGGTGCGTTCAACTCTGCCCGGATCGAACTTGATAACCTTAATAGGATCTATTGCACAGCCCAGGGTTTGTTCTATTTCGGCCTGTGCTTGATCCGGGGTGATAAAGTCGCTGTCAAACACATACCCACACCCTCTGCGCTCTTGTACAGGTATGCGCCACATCCATCCAGAGTCAAGTGCGTGTGCTTCGGTAAGTGCTTCTATCTTGTCTAAGTGTGGCAGTTGAAATGGCATAGCACGATCACAAGTAAGACTATCACTATAACTGTGCCATCCTGCATCAATTTCTTGACCTAATATACGGGCAAACCCGGTGGCATCTATAAACACATCTGCCGCTATGGTCTGCTCATTAACTAAAGTTATACTGGTCACATTGCCATTTTCGCCGCGGGTGCAGTTGCGATATTCACTGTCTATCGTGGTAGATCCTAGAGCAAGACTAAGCTGTTTAAAATAAGCACCCACTTGGTGCCCGTCAAAGTGATAGCTGTGTACTGGTATTATTTCTTTGGCATTAACTCTAACACTGGTTAATCCGTGTTCGGCTAACACACCACATTGTGTAGTTAAGTGTGCTTGATTACGATCGTGATACTTGCAGTGATACAGCAAGCTGGTATCAATTGCATGTCCTGCAGTTTTTGTGTTGTCTAGCGGTGCTATAAAGCTACGACCATCTCCTCGCCAGTTGGTGAATCTATTGCCTAGTTTTTGTGTGGCACCGGTGTTGACCAAAAAGTCTTCTGTGCTAATGCCAAACAAGTTTTTAATGGTATCAGCAAACACTCCTGTACTACCTTCGCCTGTGCCAATAATGCCTATGCGACTGCAATCTATTACAGTGATTTCGTGAGCGGGTTGACGCTTTTGTATGTATAAAGCTGCCATCCATCCGGCAGTTCCTCCACCTAATATGCAAATTTTCATGCTAGTCCTAGTTCGGTATATTCATCGGGGAACCGATGTTCGTGATCACGTATGGTGACGAAACTATAGTGTTCGCCCATGTACTGCGTAGTATGATCAAAGCCGGCAGGACTAGTTAGATCTCTAGTTCTAATCCACGAATCATACAGTTCGCTACGTGTAGTATCTTGTGCTACCATGCGGAATGTATCTGACATTGCCAGCATAGTAGCGTCTTGTTGAATGGTGTTTGCTCCGTTGAGTGCGGGCTCTATTAGTCTGGTCCAAAACCCATCGGCTAGGCTTTGATCATAGTGTACTCCGTCGGTGGGCATATGATCTACTGGCATGTAAGTAACAGGATCTATGTGTTCGTAGTAGCCTGTGGCCATGCCCACTTGTGAGTTTATTCTACGGGCAAACTGCCTATTAAACTCGTGTATGATTTTATTACGAGTAGGAACACTACCAACAAATGGCCAGTGTACATTATGATTGGTATTGGCTGTAGCAGGTGGCGGTGCCCAAAATACCACTCGGTTAATACCTGCGTATGCATCCACTAGATACTGGCTAAAGTTGTGTAACCATTCCACTCTTACTTGTACAAATTCTGCTATGGTTACATTTGGATTTCTGGGGTAGTGGCGCCAATAGTGCCCACGAATATCTACTTCGTTTGTACATAAAAGTATTTGAGTATCGGGTTCAACTCTGGCTTGCAACCACTCGTCTAATCCTGAATTGGTCTCACGATGATACATTCTTTCAGTAGTAAGAATTTCTAGTTTCTCACCGCGACCGAGAAATATATCTGCGTGACTGTTGCCAATGATTAAAAGTTTCATGTGGTATTTAATTGGTGCCACCTGTTAAGTAGGGTTTTTTTGATGTTGGAGATAAGTAAGCATATATCCCCGAGGTCATATGTTACACGTAATACAAAAAGTTTCAGATCCTTTAACTCGTTTGGTTAAGGATGATCCAGTACGTCCAGACATTCCGGTGGAATTTCGCGTAGGCGATACAACTGAAATTTTTGTCTTACTTGATGATCTAACTCAAGAGCCAACTGCCGCGGTATGTGTTGCTTACAGAGATGCTCCTCCTAAAGACGTATTTGAACTAGCACAAGATCCTCTACTACCCAAGACAGCAGTATTTTATACTATCTGGAGCTACACGCCCGGAGCAGGCCGCAAATTAATCGGTCAGAGCCGTCGTTGGATACAAGAGAATCGTACTTACATTTCAGAGTTTGTGACTCTAAGTCCACCTACTGAAATGGCTAGATTATTTCATCTTAAAAATGGTGCAGAGATATTCCGCATCAATACCGATACAGTTAACTATTTGTATCCTTAATACAATTCAAGAAACAGCGCATCTAACTGTGCAAGTGCCTGGTCATATTGGCCGTCTAGTACTTGTATAGCTATCCCACCTGCGTTCCGCCATTCGTCGCAATTGCTAGTACGATCGTCTACTAGTACATCGCCTTTGACAGCGTGTTTCCACTTGTCGTGTGAGTATGGACCAAACTTAACTTCAACGTCTGGGTAGTACTCTTTCATCCAGTTAATTTTATCTGGAGTACATTCAGGGTGACTATCGTCGTGCGGTAGTGCGGTTAGCATGTATAATTCCCACCCCAGGTGGTCGCGGAACTTACGTGCTAATTCCATCATTTGATCTGCTCTGGGCATCTTGGGTAATATACGATAAAAGTGTTTTACCTCTTTAAGCGAGTTCCATTCATCGTCGGGCCATCTATCGTATCCTGGACATTTCTTACCCAAGATTGTGTTGGCCAGAGCTTCCCAATCGGCTACTACGCCGTCCATATCTATATAAATTGTTGGCATTACTATCCTATGCTTAATTCTTGACTGTGTAGTCTATCCAAAAGTTTGGTTAAGCCTTTAATAGTATCGTCGTTCCTTAAACTCTTATATACTAAGTTTGGAACTCCGAATTCACCGCTTCGAACTAAACCTAACTTGCGATACTTACGCAACAATTTTAACACACTACTTAGGTTTTGTCTATCGGCTGTTTTAACTGCATGTTGAATAACTGTGTGCCAAATACTGGTCATGCGGGCCAGTTCTCCTCGATCTATTTCGGCAACTTCTTTTTTAGGAGTACGTATCCATTTATTATGAATAATGCTGTAACTACTACTAACTGCTGGGTGATCCATATCTTCTATGTATAGTTCAACAGGTACTCCATTTACATTAACATCGTACTGTTCTTTGTAAAGTAGGCGCTTGCTGTCAAACAACTCAGCGGCTTCTCTATCACAGCGAACACTAGTAAAATCTGCAACTAAATGTAAATCTAAATCACTGAAATCTGTATAGGTATAGTTAGCGTTTCCGCCTGCTACTTGTACGTCAACTACGCGAAATGGAATACCGATGTATTGTTTAAAATCTTCTGCAATACGCATTAGTGCTTTTTTAACATCGGGGTTAAGATGCTCACTATCCCATAATTTAGGATTAAGGGTCGAATGTAACTCAATTGGATCTGCGAACTCGTTTGCTATCATAGTCATGTATTTATTGGTTAAATACAGAATATGATTAAGAAAAACTATGCCGGGCAACTATTAGCCGCTAACCCGTCTAATCCTAAAGATGGCGATCAAACTGCGGTGATTTTTATTATAACTAATAACGGTCCTACTACAGTTGGGTTACAAATTAATCAAACAATAAACAATCCTAGTTTGGGTCATATTTGCAGTAACATTGGTATTTTTTATGACGGATCCGAACCGCTATACTGGGGCGGACAAATTAGTCAAAATAAAATACATGTTGTACATAGTCTAGACTGGGAAGGTTTTACAACGGTCAAAATCACAGAAGACCTTGGTGTAACAAATGATATTAGTGTATTAGCCGCTATTAGCAGAAACGAAGGCCCGGAATACTTTAGAGCATGTGTAGGGTATTGGTTATGGGAAAACGGTAGATTTGAACAACAAATAGACCCTAAACAATTTCCTAGTGGCGAGGTATCTCGTTGGGAAACAGTTCCTGCTACAATAGAAAATATATTTGCCGAAACAAACGAAGATCAGTGGCGGGCAACCTTAGAAGAAAGTGCCCGCAAACAAGCATCTAGTTGGTTTTAATCTTTTTCTGGATTTAAGTTATTAAGCATATTGCGTATTGCAGGTGCCGCACCTTTTGCTTTAATTTGCTTAATATTAATGCCCTGTGTAGGATCAACATCACGTATTTCTCCGGTTTCAGGATCTGTAGTTGTTGATACAGTACTAGTACGTTTTAATCCTTGATAAATTGGGTTGGTATTTGTATTCCTGCCAGCACCCGAATTAAAACTACCTTCTTGGTCGTCTTCGCCTAGATCACTAATCTTTAGTGTATCTACGTTAAATTCTAAGTCTACTTTCTGTCCAACCCCGGAACTACTACGTGTTTTCATAAACTGTATTTGATAGCGTCCACGTTCCTTCATAGCACGACTTGTAAAGATACCAATCACGTTATCTGCTGTTTGAATCTTAGATAACCCGCCCGAGATATGGCTGTGATCAAACTCAATCTCCTCAACTGCACTACGGTTTAACTGCGCCGCCGTAACTACAACAGACTGGGTTTCCATAGCAAAGTTACGTAACTCTTCTGACACATATTTGTCCTTAACAAACAAATCGCTTGGACTTACCTTAACCGATAGAGGCATCATAAGGTCTAAGTAGTCCACTAAAATTACGTCAGGTTTTAAGCCTGTTTTCACCTGATATTCCTTCAAATAGGACCTTAAATCGTTACAATTCTTGCCGGAAGGCATGTATTTTATCTGAATTCCGCCGGACTTCTTCCCAAGCATTCTAACCTTCATTTCCACATCATCAAGGTTTTTAAAGATGTCACGAGTAGTAACTCCTGTTACCATACTATCCACACGCATACCCACTAATTCTTCCGAAAGTTCAAATGTAAAGTAGATTACATTAAGCCCTGCAAGTGCAAAGTTTACGCCCTGGTTTGCTAGGAATAAAGATTTGCCGCCACCCGATCCTGCGCACCAAATGTTCAGTTCACCACGTTTAAATCCGCCATACAGTTTCTTATCAACACTTGGCCAACCTGTGCTAATTTGCCCGTTATTATCTTTAAGCTTCATTAACCGAGCTCTAGGATCATCCCAATAATCTGTACCCATGTCCTTGTTTAAGCTGATCTGAATTGCATCTTTAATTAACTTTTCAACTGGACCATAATCGCCCGATTCGAGCAAATCACTCGATTCGATAATTGCACGTTCTAATCCTTTGTGTCTGCTAAACTGTTCAAACTCGTTCATCAGCCAGTCGTAGTTTTCCTTAGGCAACTGTGCAGGATTAAATTGACTACGGGTAGATGCATTTACAATTTGCGCCTCGGGCATTACTTTGTATTCGTCTACATACTTGGTAATAAATTGTGCGCTATCTTGTAACTTTTGATCAAAGTTTAAAGGGTCAAAAATGTTTTGACAACGAATAAATGTTTCTGCATCTGATAAGAACATCTCAAGATACAAATGTTGCATCTCAAAATTATAGTTCGGTTTAGGATTGTTATCTCTTTTAATCATCGTCTGTGATTGCCTCTAGTTTTTTCTTTAGTAAATTTATTTTTATCTCTCCGCTAACCTTATAGTGCAAGATTGCGGTTAACACATATAAACGACCATAACGCTTTACAGCATCTGCGGCGTCTTTAATATCATCTTCCCACGGCGGTAAACTAGCACTCCATCCGTTATCAATTGTGGCCTTGAGCATTTTGGCGCCCGGTCTATCTTTATCGGGTACAACAATAACTTCTCGGTCTAGTGCGGTTAATCGCATAACCTGTGCTTCGTTGGGCTCGTTAGTCATAAGAGCTACTCCGCCGATAGCAATAGCATCAAACTGTCCTTCAGTTACAATAACAAACTTTCTATTGTAATCTTGCGCATCGATATTGAATACGTATCCGCTTTGTGCCTCTGTCAAATACTTTGGTCTTCCTGACTTAATCTTGCGCCCAGTGTATCCTACAATTTTGCCTTCGTTATAAAATGGAATTATAACTCTATCGCGGAAGCCGGGTGCAGAACTCCAGTGCCAGTTGTATGTATCTAATGTCATACCACGCTTGGCTTCATCGTGACCTATAATATAATCAATTACGTTAATAAGATCCTCGTCTTCACACCCGTTAGCTATCCAGGTATCTATTGGTAAACAATCATCGGGCAGTGGCTTTTCGAGTAGCACCAGGTTAACTGCTTTTTTAAGTATAGGCATGCTATCTTTAGACTTGAGAGCCGATAGATTGAGTTTGCCTACTTCGGACTCTGGCATACCGATCCATTTGAATAGATCTTTAGTATTTTTACTAAGAAGTTTTCCAGGACTCCACCCGGCAGCAAATCCACAATTGAAGCAGTGATACACAAATCCATCGCCGTCTATTTTAATGCCACCACGTGCTCGATCATCTCTACTTTCACCTCTGTTATGACAACAAGGAGCATTGAAACTTGTCCATCCGCCGGTGGTCAGTTTTCTTTTTGAAGGTAGGAGGGCTAGTAAAGCAACCTGTATCTCGTGCATTGCACTAGTTTAACATCTATACAGGAGTTTGTCAAATGATCCGTAGAAAGTAGGGTTATCGTTATCTGAGTCGATTGGAGCAGTATCCGGAATATACATTACTCGAATGTACGAAAATACACCATTAAAATTAGTATAATCAATTCCGGTAAATCCATCGTAGTGTTGGGAACTAATGGTAAAATACTTATCAAAACTAGCAGGATCGTTGTACAAAGTTCCTTGAAGTTTTACTGTACCTTTAAAATTAGTCATGTAATATGCAACGGTATGTAATGCAGAGTTACCATTAAATTCTGGCGAAGCATATAAATTTCCACTCTTATGTTCATACAATTGAGTTGCGGCATTAAAGTTCTTTTGGAAATCTACTACCTCTGTGCTAGGTTGTAAATGTGGATAGATATCTTCGGATACATATAATGTACCATTCATGCCATAATAGCTGTTAGCATATGCCGGCAAGTATCCGCCGGTTGGGCTTGCATATTTTACGCTATAGGTATAACTGGATTTCATTAGGTCAAGTGTGTCACTTTCGTCTAATGTTAGTAGCGCCATTCCTCGTGTGCTAGTAGTGCCATCATCTAAAACATCTAATGTTTTTTGAATTAATAATCTTTGGTTAGTAGTATCAAACATTGAAAAGACAAAAGTCTGTGTATTGCTAACAGGGACTCGTTTCTGGTCACTATTCTTAAACTGAATACGGACTTCGTTCTTGATACCTTTTTGTATTTTAAGGTCACGTTGATACATAACTTGATTAACTCCTTGCACAGTGGGATCCAAATCTAATATCACACTGATATTATTTTGGTATAAATAAACTGGTAAAAATTGCATAACACTATTTATTGATAATGACATCGCCTACCCAGTTCCAAACTAACTACCCCTTTGTTTCTTGCATTAAATCCAACGACATTGAGTATGTTGGCATTGTAATTAACTTTGACAACTATGTTACTAGCATATACGACATATCGGTGCTGAAAAATGACAACGAAAGACGAGTATTCCTAGAAATGGGCGAAGTTTGGTGGTGGGAAAGTAATCGCAAGATTCCTATTAATATTTTCCTTAAACAAGAAATGCAACTGTTCAAATATTCAATTAAAACATTTAATAGTAAAGATGTCGAACTAATGTTTGGTCCAACTGTTAATTTAAGCGAAATCGCCGAAAAGCGTATCAAACGCAAATCGATTCAACTAGTAAGAAATATTAGAAAAACTCAATTAGTGTAGAATTATTACTCTACTCTTGATTTTCCGTAAATTTCAACATCGTTAATTACACCAATTTTTTCAGCAACAACTTTAATCGGAATAACTTTCCGTTGCGCTTTTTCTGTATGTTCGTAAACCTTGCCCCATATATCTTCTCGGTCTTTCGGTAGGCCCTTGCCTTTAATTAACACAGGAATATATCCTCGTGTAATTTGTTCAAATGCTAAGGCAAACAATGCAATGTTATCAGAGTAAGCATTTGCACAGGTAATATCCCAATGTTTTCCATCAAGGTACATACACGAACCTTTACATAGATGCAACACAGGACAATCACTACATTTAATCTCGTTTGTTCTTGATTTCCAATGAGTAACTCCTTTTAATGCAACATTATCGTAATCGTCTAAATTGCCGCCAAGATGGCTTTCGCCGTTTTTGCTAGGATCGATAACACTAACATTTTGACAAGTTAAAACATTACCTTTTAAATCGAGAGCTACAGTATGTTCGTACTCCATACCACATTTTTGACCTACATATTTTGATTCGCTATGTACTAATGCACTTGACATAAAATCGTCAATCTTTTTAAAAGTTAGATAAAAATTAATGCCGCCACGCGAATTATAGATATCGTCAAATGCTTTGCGCCTGTAGGCAAAATGCTCTTCGTATGTTAGTAAACAGTTATTTGCCGCGGCATCATCGTATGCATCAATAAAGCCACCTTCTCCAATACTTACACTAGGGTCGCCGGTAAGATTTACAAACCACTCGTAAATTTCTTTACGACTTGTATTTTTATTATTCATCATAGCATTAAAACTAACGCGATTTTGTGGTTTCATTAGTTTGTAAAATCCTAAAATAATTTCTTTCTTTTTAGGATCTTCAAATGGATCTGGTCCTCGTACATGTTGACCTGGTCCGTCATGACTAATGCCGACTCCGAATCCCATATCGTATAACCAACTACATATTTCAGGAGTTAATAACGTTCCATTGGTAACCATGCCAAAGTCAAGTTTTTTATTCCAATGACTAAATTTTGCCTGAAATGCTTCTGCTAATGGCTTAAGAGTTTTCCAATATACTAGTGGCTCACCGCCCCAAAATTCTACACGTAATCCCTGTTCCTCGGAAAACTCAAGGACATCGAGTTGTGTCATAAAGGCATCGATATCTTTTTTGCTAGTTTCTGGAGGACGCTCTACAAATCGCTGGCTACAGTAATCGCAACTATAATTACAACTTAACCCAAGTTGTATTTTAATTGTAGTAATTTTGCGAGATTTTTTTAAAGGATTATTTTTATCAAACGGAACAGTCTCTTTACGCTGAGATTTTTGAACAGTCGAATGTCCTAATACAAATCCAGCCGCATCTGTTATTTCATTTTTTTCATTATCATAGTAAAAGATTCTTTCACCTTTAACTTTTTTATTTTGGGCGGTTATTTCAAATTTCATTTTTAGCTATACTCATAACTGATGCTTTCGCAAATTAAATTCATTTGTACTACAATTACATGCGCATACGCAATCGCATGTGCTTTCTTAAAGAAGTATTCGTCTGTGGTCGGTTTAACCCATACCTCGTTCATAATCGTATCCCAATCTTTTCCAATCAGATAACGTTTTGCAGGACGTATCATTGCAAGCACAGCGGCTAATTGTTCTATAGAAGTTGGGCACATTTGTCTTAATACAGCACCGTGTCCGTTTATATGAAATAGTAAATTTGTAAACTCGTCCTGCTGTAATAAATCCCACAATGGTTCTTTACTCATTAATTCAGTTAAATGAGATTCGTCTTTCACGCCATTGTACACACTTACATTTAAAAAATCTAATTTAAAGTATCCTCTATCCTCGGCTTCTTTGTAATCAAAACTTGCTAGGCCTGTAATAGGATTGGATGGAATAGTGTGGCAATATACACCAGTGTTATGTTTTTTAAAAATGCCTTTTTCGTTAATAGCCGCCGGAACATGCTCGAGTATATCGAGCGCCTTTGTTCTATCCAAAAAATCTATATCAATATCTGGCATCTAATTATTCGACTACTTCTTTAAATCTAAATAGGAAACTTTCTAGATAGCAACAATATTCATGTTCACCGGGTATGCTCTCTACATTAAATTCTTCGATATAATGTACCCATATCTTTTTACTTATTTCTACCGTATATACAACATGGAATTGCTTCATGTCAGCACTGACCCATTTACTGCCTTCTTTTGGTACTCTCATTTTGCCCACCACTCCTCATAAGGAAATTCGATCCATACATCGTTTTCTGCTTTATTAACTTCAATTCCAACATACTCTATTTTTACATTAGACTTGCTGGCTACGTTATCTACAATTACTGCAAATCGTACATTGTTGTTCCAAACATCGCTGACCCACCGCTCGTCGTTGGGCAAGCAACCACTTTGCCAATCTTCCAGAAGCCAATTAAGAGTAGCCCCTGTATCGTTAATATCATCTACAATAAGAATATTCTTGCCGCCGGTCTCGTTATCTCCGAATGCGTCCTCGGCCATCCACAAGTTGCTTTCGCTATCATTATTAATATCGTCGCGCAGACTAATCTTTAATGTCTGGCAAGGGATATCAAAATATTGACTAATCATAACCGCAGGCAATAATCCGCCGCGAGTGATGCCAACAATATAGTCGGGTAGCCATCCACTCTTAGTAATGTCGCGACAAATACCCGATACTAAATTTTTATATTCGGCGTAATCTATTTTTAACTTATTCATAATTCTCCACTCTGTGCCATTTTTAACATTAAACTGTATTGCTCGTATGCTTTCTTTACTGCCGGATAGGTATCTTTTAACTGGCGTTCTTTTTCTTTTTGTTCCATAAGCATTTCAAACATATTAAAATGCCCGTGTTGTGCCATGTTATTAAACACCTGCTCTTCAAATTCTGCTATTCTTGTTAATTCACTCTCGGGTATCTGTATAGTATACAATATTTCTGTCTCGTACTGCAAGTCTTTAATAACCGAATTATAATCATCTGGTGCGGTAAAATATGTTTTTAACGGTTTCGCCCTATGCCACCGTTTGTTGTTATCGGCAATTTGTATATGATGCCTATGTAAGAATTTATCCATTGATGTACTGCTCATTCGATTCCTGTCTCCTTGCATATTTCTTTAACCAATGCAACATCGGATTTATTTTCTTTAAATTTTCGCATCCAATACGATGCATCGAGAACTGGCGATATCAACTCTAATTGTTCGTCTGTAAATGTGTTTAACATCTCTGTGCCGCTTGAACAATTAAGCATCAACCAGCAACTAATTTTACCATCTTTAATATGATGTACAGCACGGTTCGGACTGACATATCTAAAATAATGTGAGTACGGAGCATTGTTAGCATCTGCCCAATCCATCATTGTTTGTAGGCTACGCTGTACTGCGGACTCTACGGGCTCAATTTTTAACATTTCGTAAAGATATGTTTCGTATAATTCGTCTCTGCACCAATGGTCTAACTTAACACCGCTCTTAATAACAAAGTCAATAAACTTGTCTGGATAGATTGGATTAACATTATTAACAAACGATCCAAATTTTACAAATGCATTGTAATAACTACTGTCTGCAAAGTTGTCATACGACTTTAACTTTTTAGCATTTTGTGTTAATTGCCAGAATCGATTAAATGCCATATAACCTGCTTGAACACGTTTTTCATCCTTTTGAAGAGCACGACGCTTGCGCTCGCACATGTGAGCAACAAGAGTTTTTTCTTTCATAAAACTCTTATTACAATGTACGCAAGTGTAAGGTTGATCTACTAGGGCTATCATCAATATTTAAAAATAGGTAAACAATATTCTGGATCGCTCCAGCATTTTTGGGTGAATAGGATTTCTAAACGACTTTTACTATTATAGTACCTTATGCTTATAAAGTCTGGATCAGCTAGTCCAGATATTTTAATCGACTTACCGGTGTACCTGGTATTTTCTTCAATAAAAGGAACATCGCCTTTATTGACAACAAAACAACATAGCGAACAATTAAGGGTTTCTTTTTCTCTAATAATTCCGATAAGGTAATACTGATCAAATGAATCTACTTTTTTACACCAGCCGTCGACGTAAATTTTCCAAACACCGTCGCTGTCTTTATTTTTAAAATGAATTTTGGCATCTTGATTGAAATTTTGAAACATGCTAGCTTCTGTGGTGTTTTTTGATTTTATATTTTTGCTAACACTTTTTACATCAATTCCGCAACCACTGCTAAGTTTAACATCAATTAATGAATGTCCTGCCCCATTCCATTCTGCTCCTTTGATTGAATCGGATATTACATACTCCCACAATTCTTTACCCATAGATAAAGGGCGCCCCTTCTCGATATGCTTTCTTAGTGGCTTAATAATTGCATTCATTTCTTTTTGAAATGTTTTAACAAAAGACTCACCTAGCAAAGTTTGTATATCAGCAACCGGCATAGGGACTATCTTATAACTCATTCAGTATATGTACCGTTTAGTTTTCGTGCTAATACTGCCGCATACTGTATATGGGCGGTCTGAGTTCCGAAGTCGCCATTAACATATAATCGTACATCGTGCGCAAAGTCATTATCTTCTAAATATACCTTGCCGTCTTGTGTGACAGCGACTGTCCATAGTCCTATTTTCATTCATATTCCTTTCGTTGCTTTTTATCAAACCCCATCTTATCGAACAATTCTTCTTTGTCTTTTTTATCCATTAGTTTTGCCAGTAACTTGAGTTCGTCAAATTTCATTGCAGGATATAACTCTGCTAATAAGTTTTCAATCTTATTTGTTTTTTCTCTTTTGCCACTTGCAAGATACGGATGGTATGCATTCGTTCCAGTTCCGGTAGATGCAAATAATTTCCATAACAGTGCCTTGTGTCCTTTACTCAGTGACCAATGGTTTTTGTTAACTAGTTCGTTAGTCATCTCCAGATACCATTCCTGTAGATCTCTGTCGCCTTGTACATTAGCGGTATATCGCATAAGGATATACGGACTAAATGCTTTCTTTTCCTCGTCAGTTAGATTATCGTAAAAATAGTGATTACGTTGATCTACTGCATTTAATTCTCGTTTAATATCAAGTTTTGCTGTTGCCATGTTCTTTGCTCCAGTAAAAGATTAGGTTTATAGTACTGATTATATACTATTTGTTCTATTAAATGCAACCGTTAAAATATTAAATTTGATATTTCGGATGGTAACCAAGGCGTGGTTTGTCGTTCTGGATGCCATACTACTCCTGCTATATTTCGATCAATCCATGCCTCGCAATGACCGTCGTTATCGTAGGCTAGACCAGAAGCGGTTGAATGTAAATTTGTAATGGTCTGTGTGTGGTACGAATTTACTTCAAGGGTTTGTCCAAAGTAATTAATAGAATGGACAGTATCCATGTGTCCGTCACACTGATCAACTTTACCCCCTAACACATCTGTTAAAAGGAAAGCACCGTGGCAAATTCCAAGTATAGGTTTAATTTGTTTCATCATTGCCGATGCTAATTTAAGCTCGGTTGTACGTCTAATTGCAGAATCGTCGCCGCCTGTAATAATCAGACAATCGTGTTCGTTTGCCAGTGTATCAAAGTCTTGGTCAAGTCTATTAGGAATAAAAGAAAGCGTATGATTTTGTAAGTAACGGTACCACCCGTGTTCTATACTATCATACGCCCTGCCTTTGTGATACAGAACTCTTTGTGTAAGAGCTATCTTCAAATTACCAACCGTAAGCTGTTGCGGCTAATTCTCTAGCGCCGGGGCTGTCACAAGTGTTCCCAACAATAATGTCATACAATTCTTTACGCATTTTAGCGGCTAATTCTATGGCACGGCCTGCAACTGTCGGGTCTGCATCTTGTAAACGTTCTAAACGGATAGCACCAATATTGCTATGGAATGCTTCGTCTTTACCAATTTTATTATACTTATCAGCAACGAAAGAATCGTAAGCACCAATTTCACTCATTGTTAACCAACTTGTACTAGCACGACCTTCCGCCACTAACTGATAAATTGCTAATGCAACTTCATCATTGGCAACATCATATGATTTTAATGTAGCGGCGCCTTTGTCATTAGTTTTGCGACTAAATTCACGATCTAAGTATTCTTGTGTGTCGACTTCTGTGCCTGTAATATGCTCTAGCACTTCTTTAACCAAACGGAAATGAACTGCTTCATCTTGTGCTTGTTTGGTTAATAATAGCATTTCTTCTGCAGGTGCAGATGTTGGTAAGTTGGCAATAGCCTCGGCAATGCCAATCATATTCATATATTCATTTGCTAAACGACCTTGGAAGTGTAGTAAATACTCTTCTTTAGTACGAGCAGGGTCTTTAAACCAGTGACGAATATTCATCATACTGGCTTCAAATAATGGTTTATTATCTTCGCGAATTTTTGCTACTAGTTCTTTACCGGTTAAATGGGTCATTTTGTATCTCCTGAAATATACAGTAAATCTATTTATCGCCCTTATTACTGCCATTTTCTTCTTTGCTCAGGTGATATATTAGTTTAACACGTTCGAGTGCTTGTTGTAAAGTAGGATTAGAATTTGCAGCCTCCATAATTTCGTTCCACAAATACTCGTCTGCAAATTTCTTTGACCAGGTCCTATATCCTTCGGTGTCGGGTGCTTTTGGATCATAGTCCCACCCAATTACTTGACGTGTACTAGGGTCAGCCCCTAATTCGCGAGCATATACAGTTTTTCCATCTCTTTCGTATATGTATGTTGCACCAGGCTTTAATTTTCCCATTACTTTACCAACATTTAGTATAATCTACAATCTCACTAGCACGGCTAACTTCCTTAACAAAGAATGCGCATATCGGTTTTGGTCCAGTGTGTAATGGAGTAGTGAGTAACTGGCCTGACCGCATTTTAGGGAAGTACCATTTAACATCTTGATATACATCGACAATATCTATCTCTAAAAACTCTGGTCTAAATCCGCTTAACGGATTAAAGCAAAAGGTTTTAAATCCTCGATCGTTTAAGCTGGTAAGTGGTAAAACTTCCATATCCGGTCCTTCTGGGTCGCCGACTATTGTACACCAGTCAAGTGGCATAGTTAGTTCGTATGGACCGATCTTTAATGCCACAGCAGGACCAGTGAAACTCTCAAGAAATATAAGAGGAATAAAGAAATGATCTGGATTCTGATTATCTGAATTATCTAATACAGCAAATCTTAAATCTTCGTCAATCTCCTCCGGAAGTTCATTTAAGAAGAATGTTTTGTCTTCTAATGTTAATATTTGCATTATTGATATTTCACCTTTGTAATTGTAAATGGATATTTTGCTTCTTTATAAAAGCGTTTTCTTTCTGTTAGGTGTCGCTTTGCATATTTTGTAGATGCGGTCATGTCCCAAATCTGGACAAAATCTTTGTCGTCTGCTTTTCTAATGCCACGTCCAATACTTTGTATTACCCTAGTAAATGACTTGCCCGGCTCTAATAAAATTAGATTAAAAATTCTAGGAATATTAATACCCACTGCGGCAACAACAAATG